ACCCTAGCGAAGAAATTTCCCCATCTGGAATATGCCTCTATTCCAAAACAGGTAGACCCTGCGAAGTGGATGTTTCGTTGCGATGGAGAAGTAGAGTCACCGTTCTCGGTATCAGCAGTTGAGCTTCGCAAGCAGTTTGTCGTATCGACGATTATTCAAGACTTTCACTGCATTACGGGATGGTCTGTTCTCGACACCACATGGGGTGGCGTCTCCGGTAAAGCGTTAGTCGAGAAGGTGTCTCCAGTCGATACGGTGAGTTCTGTTTTGTTGCATGGTCTTGATGAATTCTCGACCTCAATGTGGGTCGAGGATTTCATGGCTGGTATGGTGGCTTGGGCCTATCTCAGCGCCCCTTTAAGCCCTCATCACGGCTTTCCCCTACGCTATATTGCCCCACCACACCTGTACCAATTCAAGGCCTGTAAATGGATTACCCGGGTGGAGTTCTTGACCGACCACAAGATGGGCTTTTGGGAGAAGCGTGCGTATAGCGATAGTGCCTTGGTGGCAGACAACGACCGCTACGCGAATCCGTTTGCTGATGAGGGCGTCTCACTTGGAACGTTACGTCGTCGGGCTATTCGTGGACAGACCGACATGGGTCCAGCGACATGACCACGCCTAGTGAGAATTTCACAAAGCAGTGTCCGGAGTGTGGTGGAAAGTATCGCCTAGTTGACGAGACTATTGTGACTGCCCCGAATAGGAGCTTCACTGCCTACGTTCATTACGTTCTAGGCTGGAGTGAATGCGGTGGAACGCTACCGTCTTGCGTTCCGCTGTTGTCGTCAAGACTAGCGTCGAAGAAATAGGCATGTCATGATGGGCGCAAATGGGCACACCTAAAAAAGCAGTAGCACAAAAGCGATTCCTCGAAGCGTTCGCCTCTTTTGGCACAGTATCCGGTGCTGCTCAAGTGGCAGGCATCGACCGCCGTACGCATTACAAGTGGCTGTCTGTTGACGCTACCTACGGAGAGCGGTTTCGTGATGCCGAAGCTACCGCAACTGACCGGCTTGAGTCTGAAGCTGTGCGTCGTGCGTTGATCGGAATAGAGGAACCGGTGTTCGGAAATGCTCGTGGCGATGACGGGAAATCGCTTGGCACTCAACAAGTCGGAACCGTAAAGAAGTACAGCGATACGCTGCTTATCTTTCTGTTAAAGGCTAGACGTCCGCAAGTATTCAGAGAGAAGTATGAGCATACGGTTACCGGAACGTTAACTGTTGAGGAGGTGAGTCGTGCAAGGCAAACACTCCGCACCAAGATTGAACAGATGGCAGAGGCTGTAACCAGTGGCAACACCAACAGGAGCATCGAACTCCAAGAGTAGCGAGTCGCTGGCGGTCGAGACCTCGATTTGTAAACCTGCCCTTGAAGTAATGGAAGGGCTGACCCCAAGCGAAGCGGCACTGCTTAAATACGAGTGGGATTTCTGGTGTCGTCCATCGCAACAACCTCCCCCGGGAGATTGGGGCGTGTGGCTGTTAATGACTGGTCGTGGTTTTGGAAAGACTCGCGCCGGTTCGCAATGGGTTATCGAACAAGCCAAAATAGCAGGCCGTCGTATCGCTTTGGTTGGACGCATTCCTGCTGATGCTCGGGACGTTATGGTTGGTGGAGAGTCTGGGATTCTATCCTGTAGTCCTCCTGACTTTATGCCTACCTATGTTCCGACTCAACGATTGCTGCGCTGGCCTAACGGGTCAGAGGTTCATCTCTACTCTTCAGAAAAACCGGCTGACTTACGTGGTCCGAACTTCCACTGTGCGTGGATTGATGAACTGGCGAAGTATCAATATGCGACCGAGGTTTGGGATACGTTGGTCATGGCGGTTCGTCTCCCACCTGACCCTCGCATTGTAGTTACCACTACGCCTCGACCTATTCCTATCATCAAGCGATTACTCGCCGAGGACACGACGCACGTCACCAGCGGTTCCACCTATGAGAATCGAGCCAACCTATCCTCAAAATTTTTTGAACGTTTGGTTCGTCGATACGAAGGCACCTATTTGGACCAGCAAGAATTAAGCGGTCTTCTGATTACCGACCGTCCCGGTGCCTTATGGACTCGTACTACTCTTGAGAAAACCCATGTGAGTGTTGCTCCTGATCTGGCGCAGGTTGTGGTGGCGATTGACCCTCCCGGTACGGCATCAGAACAAACGGCAGAGGCTGGAATCGTTGTGGTGGCGCGTGGTGTTGATGGTTTGGGGTATGTCTTAGCTGATGGGTCAGGGCATTTCACTCCCGACGAATGGGGGCGTCAGGCGGTACGGATGTATGACCAATTCCAAGCTGACCAGATTGTTGGTGAGGTGAATAACGGTGGAGACATGGTGGGCTTTACAGTTCGTGAATGCGGCAAGGCCTTACATCGTGAAGGCGAACGAAAAAGCAGCGTCGTGCCTTACGTTCCGGTTAGAGCCAGTCGTGGAAAGCTCACTCGCGCTGAACCTATCGCGGCTCTCTATACGCAGGGACGTATTCGGCATGTCGGAATGTTCCCAGACTTAGAAGACCAGTTAACGTCGTGGCTTCCCGGTGAACAGTCTCCCGATAGGTTGGATGCCTTGGTGTGGGGATTTACCTCTGCCCTTATTTACGGTGGTGGAGATGTAGAGGCGTGGGGCGGGAGCGTGGATGATGTACCTGCTGGTTCAGCGTCAGCAGTAGAAACTGCTGTTAACGAGGAAGGCATGTGGTGGCCTAGCGGTCATCGTTAAGAATTCGTTAACGTTAACAAGTTAACGTTCGTGTTTCTAGGGGGTTCGAATCCCGTTAGGGTGTTACGTATGACTTGGGTATGACGGTGATGGCACTGGGTAGATATGGTCAATAGCCCACAAGGTTTTCAGGTCGATGATCTTCTCTCCGTTCACTACTCCCTTTTGTAGTTCTGTAATAGGCACGTGGTGGATGGTGATGTCTTCGTCTTCGTCGTGGTCGATTTCTACTGGTGACAGGTCGACGCCTTTGTAGAAGGTCATAAGCTCTGCTGACGAGCCGGGACAAATAAATGCCTCTGTCATCTTCACCAACGTTCCCGGCGACAGCTTGGTTTCCTCTTCGCATTCTCGTATCGCTGCATCCACTGGTGCCTCGTTGTGACGTCTAGTGCCAGCAGGAAATTCCCAGATTCGTCTATCGATGATCGAACGCCACTGATGAACGAGGACGACGGTTTGCAAATCTACAAATGGAACGATCAATACCGTGCCGGGGTGGTCAATACAGTGCTTGACTGTCATGGGTTTGGTCTTTCATAGTGAAGGCTATGTCGACATCGATAACGCAACGACTGGTGTCCATTGCGAAGGCTGCTGTTGGGATTAGCGGAGGCGACTCTCCACAGCAAGTGTCTTCTCCGTTCGGGCTTCTGCAAGGAACCATGCCGGGTGACCACAGCAACCCACCCTATCGTGGAGACGCCAACATTCTGCAAGCCTATTCTACGATGCCGTGGTTACGAGCCGTTAGTCAAAGAGTGTCAACGGCTGTGGCTTCATCTGCGACAGAATGGAAGCTGTACGCTCCTGTGTCTGGCAAGGTAACCGAGGCTAGAATTCTCCAGCGAGCGGCACCTTCCCGCCGTCATGGGTTGATTAAGAAAGCCAACGGAAGCGGTGAACTTCAAGAAGTCGATAGCCACATTTTGCTCGACGCTCTTAATCACGCAAATCCTTACATGACTGGGCAGGCGCTGTTTCAAACCACACAGGTTCATCTCGATTTAATTGGTGAAGCGTTTTGGGTGTTGCAGCGGAACGCTGTAGGGGCACCGACTGAGTTCTGGCCTATCCCGCCCAACTGGGTGATGAGTACGCCGACCCCGAGTAATCAAAACTACGAGGTCTCGTTTAGAGGCTGGCAAGGAAACATTCCTGCCACAGAAGTATTGTGGATGGCTGACCTTGACCCGGCCAATCCTTACGGTCGTGGGGCTGGCATCGGACGTGCCATGAGTGACGAACTAGAGGTGGATGAGTACGCCTCGAAATTTCAACGGCAAGTATTTTTCAATCGTGCCAGACCCGACATGATCGTTTGGCCCAAACAACAGGGGGCGCACGATGTCGGACTGCAACAGGACCAAGTTCGTCGGCTAGAAGAGCGATGGTTGGATGGACATCAGGGGTTCTGGCGATCTTTCAAACCGTTCTTTGTTGGTCGTGAAATTGGAGTCCATGAAGTCAGTCAATCGATGCGAGAGTTGCAGATGATTGAACTCCGCAAACAACAGCGCGATACCATCGTGCAGATATTCGGTATCCCCCCTGAACTGCTTGGCATTCTTCAAAACAGTAACCGCGCCACTATCGAATCAGCGGACTACCTATTCAGTCGATGGGTGTTGACCCCGCGCCTTGAATTTCTCCGTACTCAATTACAGGAACGTCTCCTTCCACTGTATGACGAGCGTTTAATTCTCGACTATGTGTCACCGGTCGAAGCAGATCGAACTCATATGTTGGAAGCGGCGAAGGCTGCACCGTGGGCCATGACGGTTGATGAATGGCGCACGCTGCAAGGACAGGAAGTGCTGCCCGATGAACAAGGTCAAGTCCACATGGTCCCGGGTGGATTAAAGGCGAAGGAATTTCTTGGTGAGGTTGACCCTGCTCCGGTGCCGGGATTTGGTGGAGAACTGCCAGTCGATGAGTCCCCACCAACGCAAGAACAAGAGGAGGCCGAACAACAGTATGAGTCTGCCGAGGATAAGCCCGACATCGAAGAAGACAAGGGCGATGAAGTGCAGTCCTCGTTACGTCAAGACCTCGCAGTATGTCGTGACGCCGGGGATACTGAACACGTTGAGATTCTGCTGAAA